GATTACGACTCACCGAACGGAAGGGTTAAAATTTGGGAACTCGACAGCGAATCAAAGAAGGTTCCGGACAAAACGCAGTTAGTTAACAATCACGTTTTCATCGCTGCGTTGATGCTGCGGGCCGAAGTTGAGGCAAGCTGATGGCACGTAAAATAATAACGGGCGACAAAGAACTGGAACGGGCACTTTCACGATTGGCGGACAAGTCAGCAGACCGTGTTGCACGTTCTGCAATCGGTGGCGGTCTGACAGTGTTGGCGCAGGGAATAAGAAAAGCGGCACCAGTTGGCAAAACAAAGTCATTGAAGAAATCAATTGGCTCGCGATTCACGCGGGCAAAAGGAAAACACCAACCAAGTGCAAAAGCTGGTATCAATGTTGGCAAGCAAAAAAAGACGGCAGAAGGTTTCAAGAAAAGGGTCAACGCACCTCACGCACATCTAGTTGGATTGGGGACAACACGGAGAACACGAACAAGACTTGGCGGGAAGTTTGCGGCAATTCGCAATCCATCGTCACGTCAGTTGTCGACTGGAACGATGCCGTCAAATCCTTTTGTTAAGCAAGCCGTTTTGGCTGCTCGACCGAAGCTGATGGCACGAATGAAAGAACGAGCGGCGAAAGCGTTAGCCCGCGAAGTAGCAAAAGTAAAACAATAAGGAGTTAGTTATGGCAAAAATTCGAGTCAAGGGATCGGTTATTAAGCAGGACATTGCTGCAACATTAACAGCAGTCGCACAGGTGATTGAGTTTTCAACCTCCGGAGCTGAAACGGAGACGTATGACTCAACAACGCTAGACACTATCGGTGCGGGTAAGGAGTACAGTGCAACCGGGTACGCTGAAGGTGGGTCGGTTGACTTCTCGGTATTCTTCGATCCAGCACTAGGAGGACATCAAGCGTTGACCGATGATATTACAACGCCAGCTGAACGTGATTATTCAATCACGTTTGCAGACGTTGGCACAACAGCCTGGACGTTCACGGCAGCTGGAATTGGTGTGAACGTGACCGGTGCCATGAACGACGGATTGAAGGCTGATGTCAGCCTCAAACTCGATCAGTTATTAGGGTATTCGTAAGGACAGAACTTTGAAAGCTGAGCTACTGAAGGATACGGAAGCAGCACCATCGGCTGCCGGTGATGAGCGGCTTGTGACTATCAACGGGAAACCACATTTCCCGGCGGGCACAATCATTGAACATCCGCAAGCGTACCGGCTTGTGAAAATGGGTGTTGCAAAGCCGGCAGACGGCGAATGCGTTGTTGCAGCAGGCATGACGACAGAACAGCAGCAAGCTGCTCAGGTAACGCAGGAATTAGTCTCGAAGGGTATCCACCCAGAAGATTATCAGGCTTATCTCGACGGGATCATGATCGGGTACGACGAAGACGGTAAGTATATACCCGGACCGAATTACACTGAAGACGAACCAGATGGAGATGATGAGGAATGAGTTTAAGTCGCGAAGCGTTTTTGAAGCCAGTTAAAGTTCCTACCGAAGTTGTGAATCTGCCTGAATTGGGTGGCACAGTAACTGTTCGCGGAATGACAGCGCGAGGCCGGTCAGAATTTGAAAAGCAATTCCAGACCGCTAGCGGAAAACCCTCAAAAATGCGACAAGCTGAAATCCGCGAACGTCTTGTTGTTGCTTGTTGTATTGATGGTGACGGTAATCCGCTGTTTACTGATGCAGACGTTGAACAGATTGGTAAACAATCTGCAAGCATCGTTGAAAGAATTGTTGATGTTGCTCAGCGGCTTTGCGGTATGTCGTCGGCAGACATTGAGGACATTGCAAAAAACTCAGAGCCAACCGTAAACGATTAGTCGCAATGCGGTTGGCTGAACATGTGGCCGGAACTGTTGAAGTTGATGCGATGCTCGACCGGATGACGCCAGAACAGTTTGACGAATGGGCGGCGAAAGATTTAATTGAGCCGATTGGTTACCAGTCTCAAATGTTGGGGTTTATCGCGTATCTGTTGCATGTGTGGATTGCGAGCGGCGAAAGCGAATTGTCAGCAACCGATTTTATGCCGTGGATGGATTCAAAAAGTTCGTTTAACAACGCGGCGGCAAAGCAGATACTGAAAGCAACTTTAGGGGCTTAATAATGGCAACTCTGGGATCACTGGTTGTAAATCTGACAGTAAAATCTCAGAAGTTTGCAAAGGGGATGAGCGCGGCTCAATCCGTCGTACATAAGCTTGCAGCAACTACGGCGGCAATGGGTGCAGCGTCTGTGGTTGCGTTAGCAAAGACCGGCGACATGTTTGATAAAATGTCGAAGCGAACGGGCATAGCGGTTGATGAGTTATCACGATTTCAGTTTGCCGCACAACAAAGTGGAACAGACATAAACGCCGTTGAAGGCGGTTTGCGCAAGATGGCTCAAATGCTCTTAAACGCTGATCGCGGGGCGTCATCCGCAACTGACACGCTGAAGGATCTGGGTATCTCAGCAGGTAGCTTAGTTGGTAAGACACAAACACAGCAGTTCCAGATGTTTTCAGAAGCTTTAGGAAACATTGAAGATCCAGGCCGGCGGGCTGCGTTAACGATGCAAGTGTTTGGTAAGTCAGGTGCTCAATTATTGCCGTTGATAGCGGAAGGCGCGGATGGCTTTCAGGCATTGGCAGATGAGTCGGATAAGCTCGGCGGAACTGTCAGCAAGTTACAGGCAAAACTAGGTGCTAAGCTAACTGATGCGTTCAACCGTGTGCTGGTGGCAGCAACCGGCCTAATGCGAGTGATCGGTGAAGATTTGGCACCAGTCATAATACTTGTAGCAAATTACTTGTCAAAATCGATCGCGTTTTCTCGTGGGTATGGCAAGGCGATTATCTTCATCGGAACAGCGGTCGTAACTGCATCCGTAGCCTTCAAGGCTCTTGCATTATCACAAATTGCTTATGCAAAGGCGGCTGCAATTGCTAAAGCATTTAGCGGCCCAAAGGGCTGGGCAATTCTTGCTGGTGCAGCCGTCGCTGCTGCTGCTGCAACAGCAGTGTTGACGAGTCAGACGAAGGGGATTGTTAGCGATCTTGATAATGCAAAAAACAAGACGGCAGCCGTTGCTACTGCAATGGATGGATTAGCTAACTCGGCTGAAGATGCTACAAATAAAATTGATGCTCAAAAAGAAGCTATCAATAATCTAAAAACGGCAATGGCCGGAATGCAAACTCCAGCACAGCGGATGAAAGAATCGGTAAAAGAATTCACTGCAACACTGGTAGCGGCAAATCAGGGGATCGTTTGGGATAACCACCCGTTGATTGTGGCGTTCAGGGAATCTGAATCAGGTTTTACCTCGCTTTCCAGTAGTATCAAAAATGAACTCGCAATCATGCGTGGTGAAGCTACAGAGACAGGCCTGAAGCTTCAGGAGATGCTGGACGTTGGCATTGATCCTGCGAAGGTTTCGGCTCTGCGAGATTTATTCAATCAGCGTGATGCTCTAACCTCGCAAAAAGAAAATGAGCAGTATTGGAAAAAC